CCTGATTTAGCCTCATCCGTGCCGTGTCTAGCTTGTCTTTCATTTGAAGAAGCTGGGCCTGAGACATGAAGCCTAAGCCCGCATTATACTCCGCCTGTAGCTGGTCAAGAGCCGCCTTTTGCTCGTTCAGCGCCTTGTTCTGCTCAAAGGCGTTCTCCATATCAACAATTTTTTGTTGACGACCTGTAAGCGCCATCACACCCTGATTAAACATGGTGTTTCGCGTTAATTCGCTGGTGCGCCGCGCCCCCTCTTCTGCCTCCAGTTCTTTTTCCGCGCCCTCAAAGGCTTTCAGTTTAAGGGCTCGCTCGGTCGCCTCTCGGCTAGCGGCAAGCTTCGCGGCATTTTCAGCAATGCCGGAGCCCGCTACCGATGCGGCAAGCTGAGAAAGAACGGACTGGCCCGGTCTACCGGGCTGTGCAAAAGCGGCCCCCGCTTTCGCAAGATCCGAGAAAAACTGTATCTGCGCGGCGTCTTTACCGCCTCCGCCGGTTATCTGTTGAAGCAGCGGCAGCCTTTGCTGATACGCTTCCTCTAAGGTGCGCTTTGGTTTGTAAACCGCCGCGAAGTCGGTCATCTTCGGAGCAGCCACAGCGCCCTTTAACGTCGGAGACGCAACCTTTCGCATCTTCCCGGCTACGACCTGACTATAGTCCGGAGGGACAACTTCACCAGCTTCTTCGTAGCGGCGGACCTCGCCGCCCTCGCTAAAATTTACAGGGGGCACTCCTCCTTCCGCAGGAGGTGCGGCTGCCATCTGCATTATGCCCCCGGCCATGTCGCCAGAGACCGGTACGTTCATAGCGCCCTGCGCCATCGGGCCAATACCACCAGTATCGACCTCGGTCTCTTCCTCGCCCGTCAGCATAAACATCACCGGCTGCACAAGAGCCAAAACCGTGTCCGGCGTCTGCTGCGCGTCTTTCGGCCCGACTACGCTCGCAAGCTCTTCCCGGCGCTCTTGTTCGGTCGCCGGAACACCACGGACCATGTTCATCATCTCTTCGAAGCTTTCCGCACTCTCCGGATCCCCGAAGTTGCGGGCCATACCCTGCATGACGGCTACCACGTTCGGGTCCATCTGAGAGGCAATCCCCTCCGCGCCCGCAGGCCCAAGGTCCGCGGGCATCGGTGCGCCCATCGCGGCCATCGGTTCGGCAGGCATGGCACCCGCTTCCATGGCCGCGGCCATCGGCTCGCCGCCCATCTGCATCGGTACGTACGGCGTGGGCGAAGGCATTTCTTCCATGACGCCGGGCGGAGGCTGGGGCATCAGCATCTGGTCGCCCTGCTCAAGCTCTTCCATTCGACGCATCTGATTCATAGCGTCGTCCATCTCTTCGCGACTCGTGTCCATCTCCGGCTGCATTGGCTGCATCGGAGGAAGTCTCTCCGGGCTTTCGCCGTATCCCGGCGGGAAGTATTCCTGCATCGGGACTTCTGACGTAACCTTAAAGCCCTCGTTAATCATCGCGGCCATGTTCGGGTACATTTTCGCAATGGTCTGAAGGTCGTCGCTGTTGCCACGAACGTAAGCGGCTACGTCCGACTTGGAACCGCGCATCGCATCAACAAGACCTTGGAAGATGGCTCGTACGTCACCCGGTACGTCACCGCCTTCGGCCATCGGCAGGACACCGCGACCCATCAGGACATCTTTCTGCGTGACTTTACCGTCACCGCTGAGATCGGGGAATGCCGCTCCGCCTTTGGCAAACATCTGGCGAGCCATTACATCTCTATTCATCATCCGAACAATCCTGCTTTATTAGCCGCCGCTGCGGTTGAGCCAACAGCCGTCAGGCCGCCGACGAGTTGCTGGAAGGGCGACGCCGTTGGCACCGACGCTCCGGTGAGCGACATCTGTGTCGAAGGCGCACCTTTGTAAATGTCGCTCAAGAAACCAAGCCGCTGGTACGGCTCGTAAGCCTGTTCTACCTCGCTCTTGCGGGCCGCGTCCAGAGCCATCTGGTCGAGCATCCGCTGGCGTTCGCCGAGGTCGAAGCCGAAGGACGCCTCTTTCTGACCCAGACCCTGAACGGCTTCGCCGAGACCAGCCTGACGGATACCGAGGTTGCTGAGCGCTTCGCCCGACGCCAGACCAAGCTGTGCAAGCGTCTGACCGCCGCTGACACCGAGACTGCCGATGCCCTGACCGGCAGCCAGCTGCCGCTGGCGCTCTGCCGCCGCTTGGTTTTGAGCGTTGAGAAAAGCCTGCGCCTGAGCTTGTGCAAGGGCCGAGGCCCGATTGCGGTTAATCTCTTGCTGCGCTACCTCGCCGCGAGATCCGCCGAAGGCTCCCGCACCAACGGCCTGTGCTCCTGCCTGATTGGCGGCGATGTCGTAAGATCGGTTAATCTCGTCGGAGATAGCCTGCTGAAATGGGTTCATGTAACCCTGAATCATCTCCGGCGTCAGGCCCTGAGCGCCTTGCTGCATTAGCGCCTGACCACCTTCGATACCGCCGGTCACATAAGGTGCAGACGCTCCGTAGGCTGCCCGTGTGGGCACTGCCGCTTCACCGAGAAGGCCCGTCCCTGCCTGAATGTACGGCTCGAATGAGCCGATGCCCGCTTCTGCGCCGGACAGCGCTGTTTTTTGAAGGTCCGAGAGCCCCGCTACCTGATAATCGGAAAGAGTAACCGGCTGCTTGGAAAGTTCTTGAGCATCTTTAAGAAGCGCAATCTTAATCGCTTCAATATCCGGGGCTTCCCGGACGATTTGTTCAGTGATCTGAGGTTCCGCCATTACGCCATCCTCTCGCCGCGGGCCTCAAGGTTCCGCATCACGCTGTACATGTTGTTAATGCCTCGCCGTAAGTCACCGTTACCGGCACCCTTCACAGCCTTTGTCGTAAAGATAAACTCGCCCGGCATCACAAGAGCCTTGACGCTGTCCTTATTGGGGATGCCTTCGTCAGGCATGATACCGCCTGTCCGACGCGGGAACACTCCGCCACCGTCGGCGGCGAAAAGTTCCGGGAACCGGCGACGCAAGCTTTCCGAGTACCCGAAGGACGCCGCTGTCGGAGCAACAAGCGTCTCACGTTCATCGGCAGGCGTGACACCCGGGAACAAGGATTTCGTGCCAAGGCAGTACTTTTTGATATCCGCGTCGGACGGCCCCGCCGCTCGCGGGTCAGACAGCACGTCGGGCTTCTCCATCTCCGGGACTTCCGTCAAGGCGTCCATAAGGGACGGTGCCGCCGCGGCCAGCGCCGCGCCCCCGGCTAAAACATAGGGGCGGTTTGCGCCAAAGAACCCCGGCGCATATTTTTCCGTTACAGATTTTGCAGCACTTTGTAAGGGGACACCCTTGGCAACTAAAGCTTTATAGTCTTGAGCAGCCTCGGGCGAAACGTTCGGCTTGCCCATAATAACGTCGTTGGCGTCAAATCGTGTTTCGCTGGTTGTTGCGTAGTCGTATGCTTGTTGGAGGTAATCCGAAGCTTGGTCGAGCGTCCCCCGAGAATAAATGTCGGTAGGGCTTATATCTTCGTAGCCGAAGCTCGGATCGACGGTGGTCGGGGCGGTCGCTACCGTGGTCGCTACCGTGGTCGGGGCTGCGGGAGGTCCCCCGTAGCCGGGAGAAATATCTGCTGCGGGAGGTCCCCCGTAGCCGGGAGAAATATCTGCTGCGGGCGATGAAGAAGTAGTGTCGATACTCATTCCAGCGCCGGTGCCAGAAGCCGCCGCGTCGGTGATACCTAAAAATTCCCCGGTTTTTGACAGGTCTTCGCTGAGAGACGTGCCGGGCTTCATGCCCAGCGTCCTACCAAGGGCGGTGTCGCTAAGGGTGGGGCTAATAATCTTGTCCGCCGCGGCCCCCGCAGCGCCTAAGCCCGCGCCCTTCAGGATGTCGCTTGCGTCACCTCCGGCAACTGCCGCCTGAGCCGCCCCGCCAAGCGCGTTCGAGGCGACTTCCCCAAGCGGCCCCGCTAGATAGCCCGTAGCTCCGCCAATAGCCGCCGATTTTAGAGCGTCGGTCAAACTGCCGCCGCCAACAAGTGTTCCAATACCGCTGGAAATCGCCGCAGCAAGGGGGAGTCCTATCCCCGGAATGCTCGCAAGAAGCGCCGTTCCCCCAATTTTGATAAGCGTCGGAGCAACTTTCTTTACGACCTTAGCGACGCTCTTGACGGCTTTCTTTATTCCCCGGAAAACCTTTTTGAAGAAGAACTCTGGCGACCCAGTTACCGGGTTAATTGAGTTGTCTATGCTACCGACGACATACCGCTCCGGGTCTTCTATGCCCATCTCCCGGAGATGCTCAAAGATCGACTCTTTAAGCTCAGGCATTTTGTCGAGAAGAGGCTTCGGTACAATTAGCTCGCCTGTCTCAACGTGAGCTAGGGTGTCGTCCCCGAACCGGCCCAGCTTCTCCATACGCTCCCGTATGGCTCCGAGGTCCGCGATGCCTCCTGCGTCGCCAATGGACTTCTCGTACTCGTAGATGTCGTTTTCATCAAGAGCAAAGCTTTGAAGGCCCGAGGGCTGATATGCAAGGTTAGCCGCCATGTCTATTCTCACGTTTCACCGCTAATTGCCTGCGGCATTGTCACATATATTACAGTACCGCGAGCCTCGGTTCCAGTCCAAGAATTACCGCAATTCGGGCAATTTCCGTCAGGGAAACTCGCTATTTCTTCCGGCGTGTCAACTAGGTTGTCGCACGAAGAACATTTAACATGTTCTTTACTCGTTGATGGGAGCCATTCACTTCCATCGGGCATTACAATGTTGCTCATGGGGTCACCACCGTTACTGATCCTACGCCGCTCGTGGCCGACGAGCCCGCGGGGTGCGGGTTGGAGAGGCGAGAGATCTTTAGAAAGCCGTCAACCTCAAAGACTGAGCCGGGCTCTAAGCCCACGTCATTTGTCGTCAGGTCCGTAAACACCGTAAAAGTGTTCCGGCCTTCCCCGGCTTGCTGTTGCTGAAATACGTACAAAGAGAACGCACGTACGAGGTCGGCAAAATAGACCTGTTGGTATTCCCCCGGAGGAGAAGCAAAAAACGGAGGTGTAAGACTACGCCCGCTCATCGGCGGCCATCCTGTCTAATGTCGATCCGAGGCGAGCCCAGCCTCCACGTCATGTTCAGGTTCGTAGACTCGACACGGAGACCGACAGCGCGACCCCGAAGCCGTACAAAATCCTGCGTGTCGGCGTCCGTTACGGTCGAGGCGTAGCTGCGGGTATACCCGGTACCGGGGAAGTCTTCTGCCTTTAGGGTAAAAGTAGCTTCTTTTGACGCACCGCTGGCCGAGTTCAAGAAGCTGATGTCCGGGATAAGCCTACGTATAAGCGCAAACGACTCGCCATCCTGTATTTCGATGGGGCTCGATTCAATATACGCGGTCATTGGGCTGCCGTCGTCGTCAAGGCCGTTCTCGTGGTTGTAGAGATAACCGTTCGGGGCAGCACCCACAGGGTAATCTTTAATGCCACGGTCAATCCACGCAGTCCGCGATATTGTGCCGTAATACCAGACCTTTTCGACAAAGTTGTATGTCACGTATTTGTCGTTAACAGAAGCGCCGTTTGACGAGTAAAACCACGTAACCTCACCAAATTCTGAGTTTATCGCGGCATATGTCTTTTCGCCCTGCGTCAAGTCAAAGTCGTCGAAAACGGTGTCTCGAACGGTGCAGGGAAGAACATTAACTTGACCGTCGTAAACGTAAAAGCGGTTACGGCCCATCCAGAAGATCAAGTCGTTAACAGCCACGGCGGCATTCGGCCCCACAATGGTTATTCCCGTTGAAACCTGATTTATACCAAAGGTAAAGGGGGGCCCGATAAACTGTACCGAATGAACGGACTCGTCCGTTATGACAATGATCTCCCGGCGTGTTTCAACGGCAGCGATGATTTCCGAGCCCACGCCGACGAGAAGATCGCCAGCGGTGTTTGTTGCCGTGGGCTCCCAATCGGTCAGGGATTCTTGGTCCGAGAACCTAATGAGCAGCTTGTCTTGCGTGGAGCTTCCAAAAGGGTTGCAACCAAAAGCGAGGACATGCCTGTCTCGGTCGGACACCATAATCTGGCGAGCCACAGAGGGGGCGCTAGAACTTAGCGACGTGAGAGCAACACCCCGGCTCGAAAGAGAAAGGGACTTATCCCAGTAATAGATCGCGCCGTCCCGGATATTGAATAAGAGGTCGTCACCAAAGTTGTCTTGACCCCACAGACGAAGAGAGCCGCCGCCTGCAACCGTTGTTGCAGCGGAGCCCCACGTCCCGCGGCTATACGTTCCAGCACCCCAGCCAGTGCCCGGAACAACGGTGTTGATTCCAATGTTAATCTGATACTCAGCTATTACGGAACCGCCGCCGTTGCCGGTATCAGAAGCATTCGCACTCACCGAGGCTTCAATGGTGTAGTTGTTTGGGTCTACAACACTTGCAACTACGTACTCTTGGTTCAAGATGTCTGCGGTTTTATTTCCGCCTAATCCAGAAGCTCCGCTAAACGTCACTGAATCGCCTAAGATTACTCCGTTACCCGCGTCTGTAACCGTAATTGTCGTTGACCCATTTACCGCAGAAAAGGTCGCGGTATTTGTGGTCGTTAGCCTGATAGGTGTAATGTCGTTGTAAGAACCACCTTCTTCAATATAGAATTTCAGGTGCGTTCCCAGCCCCATGTACTTAGAATTGTCCGACGCGACCCACGCATGAAGGGAGCGGCAAACCCCCGCAAAGGTTTGTGAAGTGTATTTAACCCAACCGCCCAACTTTTCGGGAAACCCGAACCGAAACCGGACTTTATCACAGTCAAGCCAGCCGCCCTCATTGGTATAGGGGGTTACCTCGGTATTGATGCCCGGTTTAAATTGAAGCTTACTGAGCGGCATTGAAAACGCCCTAACCTTGGAGTTCCAGCAGATCGAGCAAGACGCTAACCTTGCTCCCATCGATGACGGTTTTAGTACGATTACCCATCAGTCCCACCTAACATTTTCTGGTAGCCCCAAAATTTCGCCGAACTTTCGGTACGGAAACCCCCGGTACTTATAGGTGGCCGGGTTTGCTTCACCCCGCCACGCGCCGTACTGGCCGTACTCCGCAAACATTGCATCGAACTCTGCGCCCGTCATCGACGCCAGTGCCTCTCGGCTTTTTTCGTAGCCGCACACCAGACACGACCAATCCATGCCCTCGCCGTGGTCAACGTCGCACTTGAGCGCCATCAACGCTTTCAGGTCAGTAGGTATAGCCTCAAGCTGCTCGAATCGGCCCATCAAGGACGCTGCGACTGCATTGTAGTCCAGAGGCTCGACCACAGGGTCAAGCGTTCTCGACCCGGCGTAGACCACTTGCATCCCGTCTCGCAGGT